GGCAATGGTAGTTTGCAGATTCGACGCCCGCCGCAGAGCTGGTGCTATGTGGAGGAACAAATATGGAACGACTAACGTTTGAAGGAAACTTCTGCGACATTGCGCAGTGCCGCAATGTTCCGGGAGGAAGCTTCTGCGAGGATGGCGCGTGCAGCCAGAAGAAGGTTTGGACGCGGCTGAAAGCCTACGAGGACAAGAGGCTTGACCCGGAGGAAGTCCTGCCGAAAGATAAGGCAGACGAGATTGCTTTGAAACTCATGCGCCTTGCAGATTTGGAAAGCCTTTGCAATTATACCCGCCTCCGCGAGCTTGCCGAAGCCGACAAGGACGGGCGCGTGGTCGTGCTGCCGTGCAAAGTGGGTGATATGGTGTGGGTAATAGCTCACCCGTGGACGGATAAATTGCAAAAAAACCATTAGTAGCCTATGTGAATGGCATGAAGTTGTTCCCCCACGGCTTATATGTGAACGTGCTTTTCGATACCATCAAAATCAATGGAACGAGGGATTATGGAATTAGTCGTATCGGAAAGACCGTTTTCCTAACCCGCGAGGAAGCCGAAAAGGCTCTGGAGGAAATGGAGGGCAAGAAGGATGGCTGAAACATACTGTACCGCATTTATGGAGGACTTGCCGCCTGAAAAGCAGGCTGAGGGTTTGGGCGTTCAGGCCGCCGTAATCCTCGGCGAATGCTTCCGGTGCAAAGACTATGCACGATGCTCAACAGATGAAACCTTTGTGTTTCCGGCAGAGGCGGCCTGTATGGTACGCAGGGACCGTGTGCTGAGAGATTGGGGGCTGATCGGGAATGAAAACTGATGGCGAATACATCAGCCGAGCGGCGCTGCTTGAGCATCTTGCCCGGTGCAAGGATTGCGCACATTATTGCAGGCCGGACGATTTTTGCAGCCTAGGTGTGAGAAAGGACGTGTAAAGATGATATTTCAGGTTGAGCTTTTATCCGGTGGCGTGTTCCTGGTGTATGCAGTCGACGCGCGGGAAAATATGTTTTTGATTTATCGCGACGACCAATGGAACTGGATTGGCATGGAAAAGTGCAGACCGTACGCATACCCAAGCTATGTCACTACAAACTTTACAGGCGGAGGGACGAGCGCATGACAAGAAAGAGAGCTGTGAAACTGCTGATGAGCTACGGCTACGACCGCAACGCTGCAACACGCGCCCTCGACAAGAAACAAAGGTGGGTGCCGAACAAAGAGGTGGCCGTGCACGGTCTCTTGGTCTGCTACCTAGCGAAGGTCGCCGAGGTATACTTTGCCGCGTCCTTCGCGGAGCGGCGCATGATCCAATGCGTGCAGGAACTTGCATCTTCCATCGGATTGGAGGCGAACCACGATCAGCCGAGTGATTGAGCTGCGCGCGGGCAACCGTGTCCGCGCGATAGAGCTTGCCTCGCGGCCGCCGCAATCCGGCGGCCGTGCAGCGCGGCAATTTGAAACCAGCCTGGTACAGGAGGTCGTTAATATCAAAACAGCGTGTATGCGGCTTGAGTTCTTGCTATATGCAAACTTCAGTCCGCAAGACTGGTTTGTGACGCTCACCTATGATGGTGAGCACCTTCCACCGAACTATGAGGCGGCGCGAAAAAATGCACCGGCCTACTTTCGTAAAGTCCGCGAGGCAAGGCGCATCCGAGCAATGCCTTTTGGATACATATATGTAATGGAGGGTATGCACGGAGATCACCGCATACATCATCATTTTGTCATCCACCGCGCGGATGGGGATGAAATGCTTGTGCGGCATTTTTGGCAAAAAGGCGCTGTCGACATCCGGACCATTGAGGATTTCGGTGGATACCGGAAACTCGCGAGGTATCTCACAAAGGAACCGCGCAAAACCGGCAAACTCCGCGTTGGCCAGCGGATGTGGACGCCGAGCAAAGGGCTGATCAAGCCGGAGCGGCTGGACGTCGAGCTGCCGCCGGGCGCGCACTACTTGCCGCCGAGCGGTGCAGTCCCATTCGAGGGCGAAAAGTTCCCTGAGCGGATCGACAACACTTTCGGATCGTACGTGCTGTACGATTTTGAAATCCCGGAAAATTAAACATCACATCTTTATTTTAGCTTGAAACAATCTATAACTTATCGGAAAGGTGGAACAAAAGTCTTGCAAAACAAAAATGCACATGATATACTGTTAGTGTCAGCAGATGGCAGATTGGTTTGCCCGCTGTGCGGACGGCCGACGCAGCAGCGCGTGCGGCCGAGTACGAGGCTGACAGACTTTCCGCTGTACTGCAAGATGTGCAAGCGAGAGTCGATCGTGAATATGAGCCAGAGCCAAAGCCTGAGTGCTAGAGCCCGCGCCAAGTGATTTTGACCGTGAAAACGGAAGATCATTTGGCGCTTTTGTTCTGCACCCGAGGTGATAGCCGGGTGGCATGAGCGCCATGATCTCCGCGTGAGGTCATGGCGTTTTTTGATTTGTCGATGGATTACAAAAGCAAACGCTGGCTGTGCCTGCGGGACGCGATCCTGCGGCGCGACGGCTACAGATGCCGAGAGGCCAGCCGTTATGGGCGTAACGAGATGGCGACCACAGTTCACCACGTTTACCCGGTTGACGATTTCCCCGGCTGGCAGTGGTGCCGTTGGAACCTGATCGCTGTGAGCCAACAGGCGCACAACAGCTTTCACGATCGAGCGACCGGGAAGCTGACCGAGCGCGGCCTCGCATGGCAACGGCGAGTGATCCCCCCTCTCGATTCGCCGCCGCCGTTTTAGCTGAAGCACCGGAGTGGGGCGGTTTTTCCGACGGCGGAGAAATCAGCGGAGGGGGTACGCAGGCGGTCAGAGGCGTGCGCGGGACGCGCGCGAAATGGAATTGCGCGGCGCGGGCGCAAACGACGCGGGCGCGCAAAGCCGCCTGCTGCAAAAACATATCGGAGGCTGTGCCGGGCGCAAAGCCCGCAGTGAGCCATAGTTAACCTCCTACTGGGCGCGGAAGATTGGGGAACCTCCGCGTCTGGCAGAGCCTCCGAGGAAAGGAACGAGCATGGCCCGCGAGGACATGATCCGGCAGGACATGCAGCTTGTCGGGACGTACAACGAGATATTCGAGCCGACGATCAAGCAGCTTGCAAAAACCGAGCGCGAGCTTTCCCGCGCCGAAAAGGAATGGAAAGCCCAGGGCGGCCAGCGCGTGTGCACGATGGTCAACAAAACCGGCGCGGAATATACAGCGAAAAGCCCGTACTGGACGGCGGTCGAGGATCTCCGCGCCACAGTGCAGAGCCTACGCAACCAACTGGGTCTTACCGCGACCGGGCTGAGCAAGGCTCGCGCTAAGAATGCCCAACCGGCCCCCGGGCAAAGCAGGCTGGAGCGGATGCTCGAAGACGCACATAGCCATGCCATCGAGCACGCTGCACAATATCAGCGGGACGTTGAGAATTTTGTGCAGTCCGTGCTTTCCGGCGAATCTGGTCTATGCGAGGACGCAGTTCTCGCCTGCAAGCGATACGTATCCGATTTGGGCACCGGAAAGTGGGAGTTCCGTGCTGAGCCCGCGAACGATATCATTGCCATCATCGAGACGATGATTTGCCACCAGCAGGGTGAATTCCTCGATGCCACTCCACTCCGCGGTACGCCGTTTCTCCTGCTCCCCTATCACAAGTTTATCGTGTATAACGTTATGGGCTTTTATCTCCCAGACACGAAGATCCGGCGCTTCAAGGAAGCCGTTGACTTCATCCCGAGAAAAAACGTCAAAACAACCTTTGCGGCGGCCCTGGCCTTCGCACTGGCGCTTTACGAACGAGAGTCCGGCTCCAAGGTCTACGCCGTTGGCGGCGCGTTGCGTCAGACGAAGGAAGTATTCCTGTTTTTAAAATACAATCTCGCCAGACTGCGCATCACAACCGATGACGACCCCGTTCAGGGACTGCGCGTGATCGATAATAACGCGGAACGCTCAATTTCCGGCGACATCGGAAGCGGCATGGTGTCCATTGATGCACTCGCGGCGAATCCGGATAAGCAGGACTCGTTTAACTGTAACATCGTGATCGCAGACGAGGCACACACCTACAAAAGCCCGCAGCAATACCAGATCCTCAAAGACGCGACCAAGGCGTACACAAACAAGCTTGTAATCGTCATCAGCTCCAACGGACCGCATGCGCGCGGCTTCCTGCTCGGCCATCTGGAGTATTGCCGGAAAATCCTGCGCGGGACTGTTACCGGCGATGCCGCTGATTCTGTGTTTTGCTTTTTATGTTCTGCCCCGACCATGGAAAACGGCGATGTTGATCTATCAGATCCTGCTGTGTTAAAGGCAGCCTCGCCGGGCTGGGGCTACTCCATCCGCCCGCAGGACATGATTAATGACGCAGCCATGGCAGCCGAAAACCCGGCGCTTCGACCGGAGTTTTTGAACAAGTCTCTGAATGTCACCACAAATGCAGTTAAGGCTTGGTTCGACATTGCGGAGTTCCGCAAAAGTGACGAGAGGTACGACTGGACAATGCAACAGCTCGCAAAGTTCCCGATCCGCTGGTACGGCGGGACTGACCTCTCGAAGCTGCACGACCTGACGGCCGGTGCGCTGTTCGGTCACTACAAGGGCGTGGACATTATTATCCCGCACTGCTGGTTCCCGCGGCCTGCCGCGATGGTCAAAGCGCAGCAGGATCAAATTCCACTGTTCGGCTGGCTGGACGACGGCTGGCTGGACATGACGAATGACCATGTAACCAACCATCATGATGTGGTGATGTGGTACAAACGGCTCCGTGCAACGGGCTTTAAAATACGGCGCGTCGGGCACGACCGGAAGTTCTGCCGGGAGTATTTCGTCGAGATGAAACAGGAGCACTTCCCAATTAAAGACCAGCCGCAGCTGTTCACACGCAAGTCCGAGGGATTCCGATACATTGAAGCGAGCGCAAAGCGCGGCACGCTCTACTACCTGCACGCAGAACCGTTTGAATACTGCGTACAAAACGTCGCTGGCATCGAGAAGGCCGACGACATGGTTATGTACCAGAAGATCGAGCCGAACTTACGCATAGACGTATTTGACGCAGCCGTTTTCGCGGTCTGCGCCTATCTGGAGGATCTGACCGCCAGCAACAAGGCGGCCGGATGGTATGACAAAAAAGACGGAAAGGATGATGATGCCGATTGAAAGTCAAAGTGCAGCGCAGGTCGCAGGATTTGACGCTGCAAGGTTTTCTGCTGGGCGCGGTGAATCAGGATACACTTTGCGTGCCCGGCTATACGCGGCTGATCGATAGCCCAGACGTGCAGGCTGCTGTTGGTGGCCTTGCCGATATCGTATCCAACGCAACGATACAACTCATGCAGAATACGCCAGACGGAGACGTTCGCGTTCGCAATGCGCTGTCACGGTTTATGGACATCCAGCCGTGGGCGCACGGCACGCGCAAGGATCTGATTGCATGGATCGTATGGACAATGTTAACGAACAGCTGCGGAAGCGCCTTTTTGCTGCCGCACACGTCTGGTGGCCGTTTGACAGAGTTGGAACCGATGCCGGATGCGGTCGCCATGAGCGATGACAATGGCCGGAGCTACTATGTCATGTGGTGCGGTGTCCGCTTCGGCTCCGACGCAGTGCTGCACTTCCGGCGCTGGCCGGACCCTGCGCAGCCGTGGCGCGGGCTCGGTTTGCGGATGAGCATGCACGATCTGGCGAACAGCCTGCGCCAGACATCGGCGACAAAAAAGGGCTTTATGTCGGACAAATGGAAGCCAAGCGTTATCGTTAAGGTTGACGCGCTGGCGAATGAGTTCGCGGACGAGGCAGGCCGCAAGCGTCTGGTCGATCAGTATTTGTCAAACAGCAGCGCAGGTGCACCGTGGATCATACCGGCAGAGCTGATGGAAGTGCAGCAGGTTAAGCCGCTCAGCCTCACCGATCTGGCAATCCGCGATAGTGTGGAGCTGGACAAACGCGCCGTCGCATCGCTGGTCGGCGTGACTCCGTATATGCTGGGCGTGGGCACATACTCCAGCAGCGAGTACAACAACATGATCAAAACAACGGCCACAACCATTGCAAACATCATCTGCCAGGAGCTCACACGCAAACTGCTGATCTCCAGCGAGCTGTATTTTACAATGTCGATGCGACGCCTGTACGGCTACAGCATCAAGGAGCTTGCCGAAGTCGCCGAGGGACTTTACATCCGCGGCCTGATGGATGGCAACGAGACCCGCGACTGGCTCGGCCTGAGTCCGCGCGAGGGACTGAACGAGCTGGTCATTTTGGAGAACTACATTCCGCGCGGAATGATCGGCAACCAGAACAAACTGACACAGGGAGGCGAAAGCAATGGAACATGACAGGCAGCTGCGGCAGGTCTGCTGCGTGGCGCAGCCGTTTCAGACACGGGCAGCGGACAACGACTTGTACATCGAGGGCTATTTCGCGGTATTCAATTCGGAGTATCAGCTGTGGGAGGGCGCGAGCGAGATCATTAAGCCAGGCGCATTCTCCGGTTCGGTCTCCGGCGATATCCGCGCCCTGATCAATCACGACACCAGTCTGGTGCTGGGCCGGACGAAGTCCGGCACGCTGACGCTCCGGCAGGATGAGCGCGGCCTGTGGGGCAGCGTCCGCATCAACCGTGACGACATGGACGCGATGAATTTGTACGCGCGTGTGCAGCGCGGCGACGTCGACCAGTGCAGTTTTGGCTTTGACATCAAGCGAGAGGCTTTTGTTGATCTCGGCGGCGGGAAATACCGCTGGGAAATCGAGGAGGTCGATCCACTTTACGAAGTAAGTGTTTGCACATTCCCGGCCTATGAGTCCACTTCCGTCAGTGCTAGGCAGAAGGATCTGGCCGAAATTCAGAAGCGGCGCGCCGAGGCATGGCGCGAGGAAATGACCAAGAAGTTAGGAGGCAAAACGTAAATGTCAGTACTTAGAGTTTTGATGCTCAACAGTGAGATCGAGGCGCTTCGCGCGCAGCTAACGCCGCTGGAGCAGGTGCGCGACGGCTTCGCCGCCCGCGAGGAACAGCTCCGTCAGGCAATCACGGATGCGGCGACCGACGATGAGCGCAGCGTAGTATCTTCGGCGATCGATACGTTTGAGCAGGAGCGCAGCTCGAACGCCGCAGAGATCACCCGCATTCAGGGCGAGATCGACGCGCGCGAGGAGCAGATTCGCAGTCTGGAGGCCGCGCAGACGCCGCCTCCGGCCAACAATTCGGTGCCCAATTCGGACACCGGCAACACCAACCATGAAAGGGGCAATGTAAACATGAGCAATCCCGAACGCCGCTGGCTTGGCCTGACTTATCAGCAGCGCGATGAGCTGCTGGCGCGTGACAGCACGAAGGAGTTCCTTCAGCGGTTCCGTCAGCTCCGCGCTCAGCAGAACAGCGCGACCGGCGCTGAACTGGGTATTCCGACTGAGTTTATGCAGATCCTGCGCGATCTGACATATCAGAACTCCAAACTGTGGAAGTACGTCCACAGCGAATCTCTGAGCGGAAAGGCCCGCCAGAACATCGTCGGCACGGCCTCTGATGCCGTGTGGACGGAGACCGTAGCCAATATCAACGAGATCGTCCTCGACTTTACCCAGCTGGAAATGGACGGCTACATGCTGGCAGGCTACATGGCTATCTCCAACGCCGTTCTTGCCGCCGATTCCGATCTCCAGCTGCTGACCAGCATCCTCAACGCGATGGGCGAGGCAAACGCGCGTGCGCTCGACAAGGCGATCGTATACGGCACGGGCGTTAAGATGCCTGTTGGCTTTATCACCCGGCTTGCCGCGGCGGAGAAGCCCTCCTGGTGGGGCAACGATCAGGGCGATTTTACCGCGCTGAACACCAGCCACATCCTCAAACTGGACATTGATTCCACATCCGGTGCATCCTTCTTCGGCAGCCTGATCGAGGCGCTGGGCGTTGCGGACCCGAAGTATTCGGACGGCCGCACCTTCTGGGTGATGAACCGGAAAACGCACATTCGCCTGATGGCCAAGGCCCTGGCGTTTGACGCCGCAGCGGCGCTGGCTGCCGGCATTAACAATACCTTCCCGATCGTCGGCGGTGACATCGTTGAGCTTGAGTTTATGGCGGACAACGACATTGCGGGTGGTTTTGGCGACATGATGCGCATGGTGGAGCGCGAAGGCGCGACCATCGCATCCTCCGACATCCCGCTGTTCCTGCGGAACATGACGGTATACCGCTCCATCGGAATTTACGATGGTAAGCCCGCACGCGGCGAGAGCTTTGTGATTGTAAACTTCCGCAACACGCAGCCGACCACGTCGATTTCGTTCGCGCCGGACCTTGCCAATGAGAAGCTTGGCACGCTGATCGTCACGACGGCGGCAGGCGGCTCCGGTAAGAGCGTCGTCACGGTGGCTGGCAACGGCTCCGGGACGCTTAAGTACCAGACTGGCGGTCAGGCCATCGCCGTCGGTAACGGAGAACGGCTGGGCAAAGAATGGCTCAATATGCCGACAAATAAGACGATCGCCGCAAAGAACGGCGAGACCGTCACGGTCGTCGAGCTTGATGAGGCTGGCCGCGCTGTGGCTGCCGGTTCTGGCAGCGTGACGGCTGGCGCGTAAGGAGGCTAAAAATGTCGGCAGGACTGCGTATTGATTTGCTTAAAGTCGATCTTGGCATTTTGAGCTGTGCCGAGCCGCAGGAGCTGTATCTCCGCAGCCTGCTGACGTCGGCCGAGAACTTTATTTGCCGCCGAGGCGTTCCATTGCAGGATGGCAGCACAGATGATGATCTTCTTGTCGCGGCGGTCGCTGCGTGGATGTACCGCGCACGCGGAAGTGCAGACCGTGCGCAGCTGCCGCGGAATCTGGATATTCAGATCAAGGACCGGCTGTGTGCTGCCAAGATGGGAGGCGACGGCGCATGATTTACGATAAAATCCTTACAATCTGCACACTGCTTCCCGGACGGTCGCCCGCATCGCGCAAACTCAGCGCGGTAAGCCAGCACTATTACGCCGAGCGCACCGTCTATGCTTCCCGCTTTTACGCGGGCAAGCAGACGGGTGCAAAGCTGGTGCGGATGGTATCCATGCCGCGCAGCGTTTACGACGCGGCAATCGAGGCAGACCAGTACTGCATCCTGGACGATGGGCATGTGTACCGCATTGATCAGGCCCAGCGCGAGACGGATGACGATGGGCTCCCGATTACAACGCTGAGCCTGGCCGAGCCGGAGGGTAAGTATGAGCTATACCAAAATTGAGCGTGCGCTTGAAAGTGTGCTCCCTGGCGCGGTGTACAAGGTGCAAGCCCCAACCGAGGATGCGGACGGGACCCCGATCACCCGTTTTCTGGTCTGGACGCCGACCGGCGAACGCTTTGCGTATGCAGAGGGCAAGCCCTTCGCCTGCATCAAAACGGCAGTTGTCACCGTTGCAACTCAAGCGGAAGATGATGCGCTTCCGCGCATGGTCGCGGCGGCGCTGGCCTCCGCGCATGTGGCGATGCAGCCGCCGGAGCATTCGTATGATGATGAGCTTGCGACGTATTTTACAGATATCCCCTGTGAGGTGATCTGATGGCACAGTTTGAAACAAATTCCGGTGCAAACAACATCACTGAGGTTATCCGTCAGATGGAGCGAGCAAACCTGTTTACAGATGAAAATGTAAAGGATCTTCTCACGGTTGGCGCGAACATTATGCTTGATTCCGTGAAGTCCGCCTTTGTGGAGGCTGGACACAGCAACGTAAGCCGCGCCAGACGTACCGGTGAAACGTACCGGCATATCAGCAAGTCGCGCAGTGTGAAAAAGGATAAACACGGCGTACCGTATATGCAGGTGACAATCAGCGGCAAGGACAGCCGGAAGCAGCGGTATGCTACCAAGGGATTTGTCCTGAACTACGGCCGCCGCACTGGCGGGAAAATCACGCCGGACTACTACTGGAGCAACGCTGTGAAAAACACTTGGCAGCGCGTAAACGATGCAATGGCCGAGGTCGCGGCGAGGAAACTGAAAGGAGAATAAAATGCCTGAATTTGATCTGCGCGGCATGAAGGCCGCTAAGTACAACTACAGTAAAGCAACCAAGAAGATCACATACGGCGAGGCTGTGAGCATGGGCGAGGCCATGACGGCAAACCTTGAAATGAAGTTTGCCGAAGGCCGCATCTATGCCGAGTCTTCGCTTTCTGAGTACATGAAGAAGTGCACCGGCATGACGACAAGCGTCGGCGTGAAGTATCTCCCGGACGACTGCCAGAAGCTGCTTTTCGGTTTCTACGAGCTTAGCCGCTCGGTCGGCAGCGGATCTCCGAAAACCATCAAGTCCATGGCTGCCGGCAGAACATCGACCGGCCAGTATGTCGGCCATGGCTTCTACAGCCCGGACATGATCGACGGCGTTGAGAAGTTCACCGCTGTTTTTGTCCACAAGACGCTTTTCGGCCCGCCCAGTAAGACGCTCCAGACGATGGGCGAATCGATCACCTTCAACACGCCGACGACAAGCGGTGAGTCCCTTGTTGATGATCTCGGCCACCTGTTTGAGTGGTATTCCTTTGATACCGAGGCGGAGGCCATTGCATGGCTTGACGCCTGCTTCACGACTGAGCCTACAGTCGTAGCGGAGGGCTCGTGATGGACTGCCGCCTGAAAACCATGCCGTATGAGATCGACGGGCACGAGCTGACGATAAGCTGCAACATGAATGTGCTCGCAGATCTCCAGGAGCAGTACGGCGATGTGGAGGAGCTCCTGGACAGCGAACGGTCTATGCGCAGCTATTTGCGGCTGCTTGCCGCCATGATCAACAATGCGCTGCGCGAACAGGGCAAGGCTGCGTCCTACACCGCCGAAGCCCTTGGCCAGCGCATCGGCTTCCGCGAGTTTCGGCGCACAAGCGGCGACGTTTTCGACTTGCTTGTCTCGTCGGTCATCGACCCGGACGCACCGGAGGAAGCCGCGCAGCCGGAGGAGAAGGCACCGGAGGAAAACGAAAAAAACGCAGTGACCAGCGAGGACGACAGAACGGCATCAACTTCGCCTGGTACTTAAACATCTGGATCAATATCCTACACAACGACGAGGCCGTTTTCTGGCGGTCCATGACGCCGGCACGGTGTGTTGCACTTTACCGCGAGTATTTCAAACTCACGGGCGCACCGTGCCGGCCTTTTGTTTCTGAGGCGCAGCCTGCGCCGGAGGAGCAGAAGCCCGCCCGCTTGTCGTTGTCGGAGTACCTCATGGGGAGGTGTGAATAATGGCAACACCGGGAATCAACACAAAAATCAAGCTCGACGGCGAACGGGAGTACAAGGCTGCTCTGGCTGAGATCAACGGCGGCCTAAAGGTCCTGAAGTCCGAACTGAATCTCGCATCGGAGCAGTTTCGCGACAACGCCGGGAGCGTCGAGGCGCTGACGAAGAAGAATGATATTCTTGAGCGCAGCATTCTGACGCAGCAGGAGAAGATCAAAAAGCTGAAGGAATCTCTGCAATACTCCGCGCGCGAGTACGGAGAAAGCAGCGAGAAGACCAACGGCTGGAAGGTCGCGCTGAACAACGCCGAGGCGGAGCTCAGCAAGATGCAGCGCGAGCTGGATCAGAATACAGACGCCATCAAAAAAATGACGCCTCCACTGGATAAGGTGAAAAAAGCCCTGGCCGAGACGAAGGAGCAGGGCGGCGGCGTCAAAACAGCGCTTGCGAATCTCAAGGAAGAATTCAGCCTGAACACCGATTCTGCAAAGGGCCTCGGGACGGCTCTGACGGACATTGCCGGACAGTTTGGCATCCAGCTCCCGGATGGTGCGGCAAAGGCCGCGGAGGCGCTGAACGGCATCAACGCGGGCGCAGCGCTTGCCGTGACGGGGCTCGGCCTGCTGGTGTCAGCCATCGTCAAGGTAGAAAAAGCGTTGATCTCCATGACGAAGGAGTCGGCAGCCTACGCCGACAACATCCTGACGCTATCGGTAACGACCGGCCAGACGACCGACCAGCTTCAGGAGTTCTCGTATGCCTCGGAGCTGATTGACGTATCGCTCGACACCCTGCAAGGCTCGCTGACCAAACTGACCAACAACATGCAGGACACCGCGAACGGCACCGGCAACGCGCAGGCGGCTTTCCAGCAGCTCGGCGTTTCCGTTACCGATGCGGACGGGCATCTCCGGAGCGCGAACGATGTGTTTTACGACGCCATCGACGCGCTGGGCGACGTGACGAACGCCACCGAGCGCGACGCGCTGGCAATGGACATCTTCGGCCGCTCGGCGCAGGATCTCAATCCGCTGATCGTGCAGGGCGCGGACACGCTGCGCGAGTATGCGCAGGAGGCCCACGACATGGGCTACGTCCTCGACAACGATGCGCTCGCCGCGCTCGGCGCCGTCGATGACGCATACCAGAGGCTTCAGAAGACGCAGGAGGGCGTGAAAAACCAGCTTTCCGAGCAGTTCGCGCCGTACCTGACCGAGTTTTACGAGAAGATCACAAGGCTCATCAAGGACGGCGGGCAGGCGCTCAAGGACTCCGGGCTTGTGGATGCGTTCGGCATGATCCTTGAGTCTGTCGGCGACCTCATCGCGCCGACAAACGAGCTTGCCGAGGACTCCGTCCCGAAGCTCACGCAGGCGCTGCGGCCTCTGGCTGAGGTCATGGCCGGGATCGCAGACACGATCGACTTCATTCGCGGGCTTGTTGCATTCAATTCAAATCCAATCTGGAGTGCTGATAAATGGAAAGGCTTGTCGCAGATGGGCAAAGCGGCCGGCTTTGGCTATTCCTACGGAAACGGCAACCACACGCAGACGCTGAAGGAAAAGTGGATGCAGACCGACACCAACTACGCAACCGGCGCAAACGGCTACGGCGAGTACTTTGGAAATGGCAAGTACTACGGCAACCGCGACGCATATCTGTATGCGCTCTGGGAGGAGGAGCTGAACTCCGGAAAGCCGGTCGGCTCGTTCGAGGCGTGGAAAATGCAAAAGGGCTATAACGCTTCCGGCACGGACTTCTGGCGCGGCGGCCGGACGCTGCTCGGCGAGAACGGCCCGGAGGAAGTCGTGCTCCCGCGCGGCAGCCGTATCCTTACCGCGCAGGAAACGCGGCAGTCTGGCGGCGGAGACACCTACTACGTCACTATCGAGGCCCGCACGGTAAAGGAGTTCAACGACATCGCGCGCATCGCCCGCAATAAGCGCAGAACCGACAGAATGGGGGTGGACAAGGAATGAGTACAACACAAAGGCTTTACTCCAAGGCCTTCGCGTTTCTTGACTACGACAACCAAGGATCGAATGTTCATACTGGTTCGCAGGTAACGCTTAAGACAGACAACGACCGACTTCTAATACAGTTCGACAGCCTGCCGGATCGACTTAAGTTTAAGCGGATAGCTGCTGCACAACTTTTTGTGTATTTCTTGGCGACCGAAAGATCATATGACGGCTATAGTGCACATGCAAACACGAAGGAATTTGACGAGAACACTGTGACGTGGGGAACATGGAATGACACTGGTTATAATCGTGTATTCCGGCGTGACGGAGTTGGTAGCGCTCCGGTATGGGCAGAGTTTCGTTCCGTGTCGATCCTCTTTGCTGCCGCTGTTACCTACGGCGTCAGATTGGAAGCTGACAGTCCCTCCGCTAAGCCATATACCGTACAGACGAGCGGTGCGAACAGACCGTATATCCTATTGACAATCGATGAAAGCGCCACGGCGGATACTCTGAACATATCAAGAATGTCCCCAAATACCGGAGCGATTGACAAATCCCACGACGTACTGTTCACATGGGCCACAACAGCCCCGCATCCGTGTGTCCCGCAACTCGTCCAAAACTCCGCAACGTTTCAGTGGCGCACAGATTCTGGCGGAACGATCCATTCAAGCAGCATCCCCGGAAACACGAGCAGTTTCACCGTCCCGGCAGGAACTTTTACGGGAACAAGTATCCAGTGGCGGATCGTTTTGACCGCAAACAGCGGCAAAACAACGACATCGGACTGGGTAACGTTATCGACCGCAGATGCAATCTCTGCGGCAAGTGCGATTTCTCCGAACGGAGAGATCGTCGACACGACGGCGCCGGTCACCTTCACGTGGTCGCACATTATATCTACTGGTACAGCGCAGACAAAGGCCGAGCTGCAATTATCTACGGATAAGCAGGCATGGAGTGCGCTCGCAACCGTGACCGGAGCTGAAACGACATACACTGCCCCTCCGAATACGCTCGGTGGCGGCACAAAATACTGGCGGGTGCGCACATACAACACTGACAATGCCGCCGGAGCATGGAGCGAACCGGCCGAATTTATATGCGTCGGCGCGCCTGCCGCGCCTATCGTGTCCATCCGTGCGCAAACGCCGCGCCCAGTCGTTGGCTGGCAATCCGCCGAGCAGCTGGCCTACCAGGTCGAGCTTGCAGGGCAGCCCGTCAGCAGCGTGTACTATGGCACCGAGAAAACGTGGACGTCACCGACGTATCTTCCCGACGGAGCATACACTGTGCGCGTGCGCGTGCAAAACGAATACGGACTGTGGTCGCCGTGGGGCGAGGCCGCACTTCAGGTCGTGAACGTCCCGGGCGCTGCGATCTCTCTGACGGTCGAAGCCGAGGACGCGGCGCTGCTGGCCTGGCAGACCACGGGGAGCTATGATTTCTTCCTGATCTACCGCGACGGGCGGCTCATCGGCCGCACAACGGAGCGCAGCTTCACGGACGCCGCCAGCGTCGGCAATGTGACCTATCAGGTGCGTGGCTGCTACGGCAGCAGCGCGAACTATGGTCTGTCTCCGGAGATCGCTGCCATCGTCTCTGTGCAGTACATCACGCTGTCCGACATGGATACCGGCGCGATCCTGCCGCTCCCCTACTCGGAAAGCGCGCATCGGACGACGTCGCGGACGCGAAAGCAGGAAGTCCAAGCCGTCCAGCTCGCCGGTCGCGCTTACCCGGTGATCGAGCGCAGCGAGCACATGGCGCAAAGCATCTCGGTTGCCTGCGCGTTTTACACGCAGGAGGACTGCGCGGCGCTGGAGGCCATGCTCGGCCACCTTGTTACCGTCCGCACGCCGGAGGGGCGCATGGTCACCGGCTGCCTCGCGCAGCTCACGGAGCGCACAGACGGCGGTTTTTACAGCGTGTACACATTCTCCGTCGATCAGGCGGACTGGGAGGAGGCGATCCGCATTGATGCGTGATGTTGCGTTCCGGATGAACGTCCTGCGCAATGGCGCGCAGCTGACGCAAATGACGTGGCCGACGGACTCCCCTCCCAACATTTACGTTGACAAGGACGCGGAGATCAAGGGCAGCCTGTCTGCGACGCTCTGCCCATCCGAGAAGGCCGATCTGCTGTCAGACGAGCTCCAGCCCGTGATGATCGTAAACGGCGTAGAAATGCCGCTGGGCGTCTTCCAGGTGACGACCATTGACGATTCGCTCACAGCGTTCGGGAAACTCTGGCGCATTGAGGCATATGATCGCTGCTGGCGCGTGCAGCAGAGCCGGACGGAGAACATCCGCCACTTTTCGGCCGGCACGCCGTATCTGACGGCGGTGCAGCAGCTTTTGACGGAGGCAGGGATCACGCTGATCCTCGCCTCGCCGTCTGACGCCGTCCTCGCGACCGACCGCGAGGACTGGCAGGCCGGAACGGATTATTTGGCGATCTGCAACGATCTGCTGGCAGAGATCAACTATAATCCCGTGTGGTTCGACGCGCGCGGCGTCTGCCGCCTGGAACCGTACCGCGAGCCGAACAGCAGCCGCATCGATCACGCTTACAGCAGCCGAGACGTGCAAATGCTGCCGATGGCAGACGATCGGACGCAGGCGTTCGACCTGTTCGACCGGCCGAACGTGTTCGTGCGGATCTGCTCAAACCCGGATCTTCCGGCGCCGATGACTGCAACAGCGGTCAACGACTCCCCTACCTCCAGTACGTCCACGTTCAAACGCAAAATGCGCATTGTGGATGTCGCGACCGTGAAAAACATCGCGAGTCAGGCGGAGCTTCAGGCGCTTGTGAACAAACTCCGCAATGAGTCGATGTTTGCAACGAAGACCATAACGTTTTCCGGCCTTGCCGAGGGCGGCCATGGAGTCGGCGATGTGATCTCCATTGATGATGCAGATATCGGCGGGATCTACGAGGAGACGGCATGGTCGCTGACGCTTGCTGCCGGTGAGCTGATGGAGCACACAGCAAGAAGGGCGGTGATTGCCTGATGCTCGATGGGATGACAGAGTATCGTCCGCGCGCGGCGCAGACTGAGGGCAGCCTTTGCCTTGCGACCGTCGCAGAAAAATACGCGGACGGCCTCAGCCTGATTTTTGACGGACAGGCTGAGGCTACGGCAAAACACTACAAATGCAACACCGGGCTCACATTTGCAAAAGGAAACCGCGTCGTGTGCCTCCGCTGCTCCGGCAGCTGGGTCGTGGCGTTTGCATTTGGGAATCCGAAGTGACGGTGTCCAAGTCGGACACCGATGGAGGGCATAGTTTATGATCACAATCAATGCAAATTTGCGCGAGCCCATTTTCCTTCGCCATGCCGGCGAGGAAAACGCGCTGCGTGTCGCCTTCGACCTGCAAGAGTTCGAGGCGCATTGGCCGGGCGGCGTGCCTGCTCTGCTTGTCCGGCGGCCGATCTCCAGCATGGATGCTGCCGCCTACCCTGTGCCGCTGTCTGTGGAGGGCAGGACGGCGTTCTGGACCGTCAGCGCATCAGACACCGAGTGCTCCGGATACGGCAAGGCGCAGCTCCAGTGGCGCGTTGGCGGCACGCTCGCGAAGTCCTGCGTCTACGACACGGTGTGCGCGCCGTCTCTGCTTGCAGGCGACGCGCCACCCGACGCGCCGAGTAAGGCATGGTTCGAGGCGATACAGGCTCAAATCGGCGACCTGTCGAAGCTGACCACCAAAGCGAAGGAGAATCTTGTTGCCGCGATCAACGAGGCGGCACGCACGGGCGGCGGCTCTGGCGGCGGCACGATTGATATGCGTGTGTCCGGCGGGTACATCCAGTATTCCAACGACGGCGTTACGTGGGAAAACCTGATTGCCGTTTCCGACCTCAAGGGCGAGGCTGGCCCGCAGGGCTTAAAGGGTGACACAGGGGCGCAGGGGCCGCAGGGCATTCCCGGCGAAAAAGGCGAGGCAGGCCCACAAGGCCCGCGCGGAGAAACGGGGCCTCAAGGCGAAAGAGGCTTGAAAGGTGCCGCTGGCCCGCAGGGTGTTCCGGGCGAAAAGGGTGCTGACGGAGCGAAAGGCGACACTGGCCCGCAGGGCGAGCGAGGCCCGCAAGGCCCGAAGGGAGACAAAGGCGATCCCGGACAGAAGGGCGAAACCGGCTCCGGCTTTGTTGTGAAGGGTTATTATGGCACGGTCTCTGCACTCCAGACCTCTGTGAAGAATCCTGCCGTTGGCGATGCTTACGGCGTTGGCGCGTCCGAGCCGTATGACATTTACATCTATGATGGCGTGACGCGCACTTGGATAAACAACGGCCCGTTGCAGGGTGCGAAGGGCGACCCCGGCCCCAAGGGTGACAAGGGCGAACCCGGCGAACAGGGGCCGAAGGGCGATACCGGCCCCATCGGCAAGACCGGCCCGCAGGGTGAGCAAGGCATCCAAGGCCAGAAGGGCGACCCAGGAAAGGATGGAGCGACCGGCCCTGCCGGAAAGGACGGACTCACGCCGACGATCGGAGCAAACGGGAACTGGTATCTTGGTGATACGGATACGAACAAGCCATCCCGCGGTGAAAAGGGCGATCCCGGTGCAAAGGGCGCGGACGGAGCAGCCGGTAAAGACGGCTACAGCCCGGAGGCGACTGTCACGCAGATCAATGGCGGCGCGAAGATCATCATCAAGGACAGAAACGGAACGACATCCGCAAACATCATGAATGGTGCGCAAGGGCCGAAGGGTGACAAGGGAGACCCCGGCGCAACCGACTTATCCCTCGGCATCACCGGCGCAACGCCCGGCCAAATCGCCAAAATCACGGCGGTGGACGCGGACGGCAAGCCGACCGCGTGGGAGGCTGTGGACGTCGGAAGCACGCCGACGATGTACGGTGTAACGCTCTCGCTGACCAGCTGCACGTCCAGCAATGCGGCGGCAAGCGTACAGGCCGGAGCGGCATACTCCACCACGCTGGCCGCGAACACCGGCTATACACTCGGAACACCAACCGTGACAATGGGCGGAGCAGACATCACATCGACTGCGTGGGACGCCTCAACCGGAGCTATTTCGATTGCAGCCGTAACGGGTGATATTGTAATCACATGTACGGCGACAGCCGCAAGCACAGATACCAGTCCCGTCATCGCCGGAACGGGCTACTCTCTCGGTACGGATGGAGGGCTTTACAAATACCCCACAGATGGGGCTTGCTATACCGACTTTTATCAACTGCGCCCAGCCGCCACAATGTTGACGCTTTATTTCGCAGATGCAGAAGGCGTATCTTTTAGCGCAGGCGGGAAAATTCAATATTGGAGCAATGACGCATTTTTGGAATACTGGAGCGCTACGGCTTACAAGAACGTGGAACACAGATACACAATCGAATCAGGCGCAACAAAGTTCCGCACATCGTTAGCATTAAACGGTGCAGAAGATAGCTACGCCTACGATGATACCGGTCACATTTACTTTGCCGGAAAAAATACGAAGTATTACGGGATGAGCAATATCAACGGCACGTCCGACGACGGCGAAACGGTAAGCACAGCGGCAGCCGTAGACGATGCAGTCATGGCGCAGGCGCTGTCCAGCGGCACGACTGCAAGCCCGGCGGCATATACCGGATTAACGGATGCCTACGTATCTATGGTGCAATCCAACTACGATGCATTTATGGCGGAGGTGAAGGGCGACTACAACAAGATACCGCTGATTGTACATACCGATCAGCACGGGCGTATTGGCGCGGGGAACCAGGTGATGAAACTGATTGGAGATATCACGGATTGGTATGAGATCAGCAAATGTATCAACCTGGGGGATACGGTAGCAGATCGATTTAGCGCAACAGCCCTACAGACGTATTTCGACGCCGTAAAAGATCACATTCCGCTATCCCGGCGGCTGGAGATTTACGGAAACCACGATGTGTGGGACGCGGACGACGATCAAAAATACATCGTAGATCAAAAACGGCTCTCACCGTATTTTAAAAACATCTACGCCCGCAGGCATGGGAACAATGGATACTTTACGGTGATCGATGATTATTACAACGTAAAGTATCTGGTTATCAGCGATTTTGAATACCCGGATAGCAACTACCATATACGGCGGATGACTACGGAACAGGCCAATTTCCTTGTGGCGGAGTTGGGCGCTGACGACGGCTATGATATCGTGCTTTTATCCCACGTGCCACTTGTGATGGATGATACAGTAACATCGAGAGACGACTCTTACAGCGCATACACCGAGACGTTTCTTTCGGATGCAGCCGCACAGGCATCTTTGCTGACGATGCTCGCCGCCAGAAAGGCAAAATCATCCGGCAGTTTCACCGATAGCGAGGGCGCAAGCCATGCCTACGATTTTACCAGCTGCACGTCCGAACTGCTGATATCACTGCACGGACACACACACTTTGAAGCATACAAAAACCTCAGCGGCAGTATTACAGAGTTCGCGTTTGACTGGTTTGATGGGAACACGTTTTGTTTTGCCTACATCGATCGTAAAAGGAAAAAATTTAAATGCTGGAAAAACGAGAGCGGCGCTGCCGCACTTGAAATTGATATCAATTGAGAAGACAGCAGGCGTTAAAAGATACGTGCGTATGCTGCGGGCGGGCCGTGCCGGAGGGCAGGATGGTTTGCCCGGAGTGCGAAATAGAAAGCTTTGAAAGGAGTATCCAGATGGAAGACGGGATTCAGGCACAGATTGCCTCGCTGGACGCGCGGTGCAAGTCGAACACACACCGCATCAACGACCTGGAGGAGGACAACCGGGCGCTGCATCAGCTGGCGACCTCGGTGGAGGTTCTGGCCACCAAGCAGGAGACGATCGAGGAAAACGTGAACGAGATCAAGGCCGATG